AAGCTTCTTTCAGATTCCAACTCGCGATGGACACCCTTGCTTTGGGCTGTATGATTCCCGCTATTAGGGCTCATTAGGGACTTGCACCCGTTAGCTAATACTCATGCCGAGCATACATCCAATAAAAAAGGAGCCTACAATGAGGCTCCTTTTATTTCTCAGTGAAAGTAAAGTGTTGAATTAAATAGTGACTATATTTACGCTAGGTTATTTCTATTACACTTAGTCATCGTCTTCATCAAAAAATATTTGAACATCAAATATACTATCGATAATCTTTGCCAAAACCTTATCAAAGTATTTTGATTTCACGAATGTATTCCTACTTTGTATAACATCTTTCAATTTAAAAAATGTAACAACATGAGTCACAAAATAAGATTCTTTCGCCATAGGACGATTCAGCCAATCATTCTCAATTTTAATCGTATATTCTGGATGGTAATTCTTTGTTGATATAAGTACAGCATAAAACATACCATCCTCTTTTTCCAATAACTGCTCATTTGAGAGGACTAAAGCTGGATGTATTTTATCCTCACCTTCTGGAGTTCGATAATAAATCTCAACTATTTCTCTTTGTGAAACTTTTTCTACAGCCATTTATCCAAACCTATTATTAAGCGACCAGAGTTATAATCTATAAAACTCTCTATACTCGGTTCTTCATGAGTAGGAACATAAATATTATCACTTAATCTTTTTTCTAATTCTTCGTCAGAAATAAATGTTTCTCTTTTAATTTTAGCACGAGCAATCTTTCGCTTTTTCTTTATAAAGAAAGAATCCATCAAAGTATCATTTTCACCTGGAAAACATATTGAATTTGGTATGTATGTACAATTTATATTTTCACAAAAATCGTTATATTGAAGTGGGAGATTATTCGTGCTTGAAAGAAAAAGTAAAGATGATACGCCCAATAATAGTGTATCATGAATCTTGTAATTTTTCTTTATCCCATTATAAGCCAACGTAGTGGAGGTGTCACATCCCTTTTCAGGAGATACTATATTTATAAAATCCTTATCCATAATTATTTTCTATTAAATGAGTCATAGAGTTCTCCTCTGGTCATGTTTTTGAAAAAATCACTTAGTCTTGAATGATATCCATCCAAAATTTGCTCAAACATTGGGAATAAATCTTCACTGCTTCTTAAAGAGTTCAATTTACTTTCAACTACCAATCCGTTTCGTCTGTCATTAAGCGTACCAGTACTAATCTTTAGATTAAAAACAGAATCATTTTCTCTTTGTGCAATCTCAAAATTAAGACCTACAGGATTTTGTATGAATTCAGATTCTATTGTTAAATGAAATTTTTCTTTTAGGAAAGAGAAAATATTTTCATCTTGAAATTGAAATTCAAAAAAATCAAGATACTTTAACCCTATATGAATACCTTTGTTTGGATTGAATGCATACAAGTTCTTAACAACATTTACTATCTTCAAAATCTCTTCATAAAAGACATTCCAATCATAATCTGAGCCGACATGATTAATAGATAATATACCAGGCCCTAACTGATACAAAATTGAGTTTGAATTAATTTTCTTAGAACGATAAATTGGTCTATTCAAAAAAGCTTGTATTGGAATATTAGGATCCGGAAGTAAATTTTCAGGCTTCTCATACGAATCTTTCAATGCAGCATACATAGCACCTATAAGTAGCTGAAATTTATCAACTTCTTGCTTGTTGCTAGAATTCCATTTTATTTCAAAAATAACCTCCACCAAAGGGGCATTAGACAATCTGCTCATAATTCAATTTATAATTTATAGTATAATAAATGCTAGTATTTTATTTGAATAGCTAAGAAAATATCTTTATATTTTTTGCAAATATCAGTTTTTTTTCTTGTAAAATCAATATGTAGGCTATAAAAAATATAGTTAATGCTTTATTCTCATAATGAAGTCACTTCTATCTAATCATTAACAATCTCACCAAAATAACAATATTATCAATAAAGAGTTTGATTATATGTAATTAAATCTATAACATTTCGCAAATCTTTTGCGTGAAAAACAAAAGACCTTATTCCCCGCCGCCCGATTTTGCTTGTGTCAGCAGCAAAATCGGGCGGCGGGCGGCCGCGACGCTACCCACCTCCCTAAACGCTGCTACGGCCATTTGCAGCCCCTACAGCCTGCCTTCGTCCCCGTAGCTGTAATAACTTCCATCTGTTACTATCACGTGGTCAAGAAGCCTGATATTCATAATTCGTCCCGCTTCCAGCAGGGCATGCGTCAGGCGGTCGTCGTCCTTACTTGGTTGAAAATTACCTGACGGGTGATTGTGGCAGAGTATCATGGAGGTGGCGTTGCAAGAAAGTGCCTCATGTAAAATAACTCTTACATCTACCTGAGTAGACGCCAGCCCTCCGACTGAGATACGCTGTTTGCGGATGATTCGGGCTGCCTGATTCAGGAAGATAACCCAACATTCCTCTACTTTCTGGTCTGCCATGTAGGGAAGCATCACTTCGTAAACGTCTGCGCTGGAAGTTATACGCTTGTAGTTGTTCTTCCGTTCCTTGATTCTCTTGTATAGTTCAATGACCGCCAGTGCCATCTCTTTGCGTGCCGGTGTCAGCAGGTTGCAAATGTCTTCTATTGATACATTGCTGCCGTTCGCTAACATGGCGTTCACCTGATTGCTTGTTTCCTTGTTGTTGGTAAGCTGATAAACTACTTCTGCGTCGCTCAAGTGGCGGCATTCTCCGCAAATTTCGAATAAATCTTTCATGATGTTGTTTATTAAATTGTTAGACAAATAAGGTTTTCGCTAAAAACATTCCACCGATAACGGATGCGCCAAAACTTTCAAGGTGGCAGGCAAAACGAGCGTAGGAGTAACCACGGGTTATCACGTCATCGAAGACAAGCACTTTTTTATCTTTGAAAAACTCCTTGTCGAAGTTGATTACCTGCACGTCGTTTACGTGCTTCCCTGATTTGCTTTCGTGGATTGCCAGCCGTTCACCCTCTACCGTGATATGGCTGTATCCGTTTACCGCTCCCGATAGTCTGGCCACTTCTTCCGAAAACTCTCTGTATCGGATTTCATTTTTCCGCTGGCTGCTGGCTGGGATACAGACAAACACCATGTCACTCACTGACGTGCCAAACTGCTCACGGATTTTCTTTGCGACAAGCTGGGCTGCTGAAACGGCACATTTACCGTCTTTGAACGCCCAAACGTATTTTCTCACCTGCCAGTCTCTTGCGCTGGCCTGATACTTTGTGGGCAGGTAGTCAAAGAAGTTGAACATGTACTTTCTGCACTGGTTTAGCATGGATTCGGTAAAGGTTTTCATATCGGTAGATTTTGGAGTTTTATTCTTGAACCTCGAGCCGAGGTAGTGAGCCTTTTCTTCTGCTCTTCCTTCTCTGAGGTTTTTTTTATTCCGTCGCCTTTCGCTGTCGGTTTGTTTCGCCTTTTTACACTGCCTCAAAAGGTGTTGCCAGCCGTGAAAGACAAGTTTTCACCGTAAAGCCGGGCCTTGAATACTACCCTGAAAGGGTGGAGATTTTTACAGTGAACAGCGCCTGAACTTGGTATACGGCAGGCAACATTTACCTTTGCAGTGAAGAAAAGGCGTAACTGACAGGGGGAGGGGACACCGATATGAATTCCGAAGAGAAGAACAGAAGAGCAGTCAAACAATACATAGCTTTAGCTATACCGCCAGTAGGGAGAGCAACGGGGGGGGTGGGCCGCTGCGTGAACGCCATCGCCAACCAGAAAGACAATCGAGTGTCTTTCTACCTTTCTACCCGATAAATTTTGGGAATTTCTCGGGAGCCAGCAGATTGTGTAGCAGTAAATTAGCAAGCAAAAACAGACTTAAACAGGCGGATTTATTCTGATTTTCCGCTCATCCGATACAAAAACAGCACACAATCAATCGATTATCCCCTCAAAATACCGCATTTTATGCGGACGTCGGTTTTCCGACCCCCCACCGCCCTACGCCATAAACCTAATTAGCACCTTTGATAAAAGCGGAATATGTAACGGCACAAACGTCCACACGCACGGTACACGCTATCGCACGCATAAAAAAACAGCCCCGACAACCATTCGCACGGTCGCCAGGGCTACACCTTAATATAAAACTAATTAGCTATTGAAACTTACATTGATGATGTCACGAAGATATCGTCGATCATCTGAGGGAAACGCTCACAACCGATACACAACGTATCGAAAGCATCCGAACCGTCCGTTCTCGCCTGAAGCTGGTCTTCTTCTGTTTCAGCCAACTTCTCCCCTCTCTTATCCTTACCACCATTGTACACACCAGCTGTCTGTACAGAGATAAGCAGATCCTCGTTGTTCTGTTCGTTGAAGAATGGAATGAGCTTTGCCTTCCCTGCAAACATACGATTGATTAGCAGCCACTTCTCTATGTGTTTCATCGGGGGGCCTATATAGACGGAATTAACTTCCCAACCTCTATCCTTGAAAGCACGCTCGACGACGTAATGAAAGTCTTCGTCATTGACCGCATAGTTTGATCCCAGGGCCGTACTGTCGTAATAGAAGATAACCTCCTTACGCCGCTGGTGCCGGTAATACTTGCAGAAGTCATCTACCAAGGCCTCGAGCTTTCGCTCATACTTTACCCAGAAAGACTTAATCACCTTCAGCCGGTTTCGGTCCGGCTGACCAGCTACCAGCCAGTTGATGTTGGCATTAAAGTCGAAGGCAATGCAGATAGGTTTATCTCGATCCAGATCTGCATCCATCAAACATGATGGCTCCTTGATTTTGTCGAACTGATATTCCAGGCTGTCCAGGTAACTAAAGTCTGTAGCGTTGTACTTGTGCCTTTCCGTCATACTGGAATAAAATCCGTCCTTGCTGATACCGATACGCCTGCATAGGATAGCAGTCTGAAAGGTAAGCGGAGGAAGATCACGCTTCATCTGGTTGATGAATGCTTCGCCCAGCAGCTGCATATTCTCGATCGTGGAGAACTCACGATATAAAACAGCAACAGAACCCATCCGGCATACATCACGGTTCAGGGTGCGCAGATAGTCTTTCAGATATAAAGGTACAGGTTCTGATTTAGCCTGAAGGTCACGGATTCGTTTCTTTGTTCGCCAAATCTCATGCACTGTCGCCTGGATGACTTCAATCAGTTCCGGATCGCATTTCTTCTCGTAATCCAGAAACCAGGAGCCTTTCTTCGTCACCGGCATATCAGAAGTAATCAGCATGCCGTGATGAAAGTAGTGATGACCGAAGTATTGTTTGTTACCTCGGTTCGCCGGAAGGGTTTCATCCTTCAACTGCTCGAAGTCAATATACTTTGCTTCGTCGATGTCGAGATAATCAAGAGAGAAGGAGTTGGAGGTTCCGGAACGGTCCTGGCTGATGATGTAGCCGATGGATCCGTTGTAGAATGAAATCACATTCTCCCAGTTGTCAGGCTGGAAGATAGGTTCACCCCACCCCCACGACTTCGGCGGCTTCTTTCCGATGGTCCAGTGCACATCACGTTTGAATCCCCATCGCTGCCAGTGGATCAGCATGGACGGGATGGTGTTGGTGAGGGCACGTTTACAATTGGCCGCCACAAAACCGGTGATGCTTCCGGGCATACGCTGCATGTTACGCAGGTTGATAGCGGCATGAATCGGACCTTTACCCCACCCACGTCCGGCACACAATACGATATCCTTAGCTGGAGTGAAAAGAACTTGCTGCTGGGTCTCGTGGAAGTACTCTCTCATGGTTTAGGTTCCTCCTGTGATTTTTTCGGATTGAAGATATCGTCTTCGTTGAAGTCTGCATCTTCGAACTGGATGTCCTGGATATCTTCATTCATGTATTGTTTGATCTTATCCGCAATGCGTTGCCGGATATTCGGTATCGGTTTGATTCCGATAATTGTCGGATCGCTGTCCGGCTGGAACGGCTGCACGACAATCTTGTCGTAGCCTAAATCCTTGGCGTCCTCTTTGTCGAGTTGCATGTACTTGGCGTAATAGTTGTCGCAAGCGGCCATCGCCCTGGCATCCTTCATTCGCTTGGCCATCTCGTAGCTCTCTTCGTTGCGCTGGATGAAGCGGTACCGATGGTAGTCCTTTGTAGCCTTGTTCAGATCACCCAGCAGATACTTGATGATCCGAATATCTTCGTAAGCAGCTGACTTCTGTATCTGGTATCGCTTCTGAAGTTCCAAAACGATTTCCTGTTCTCGTATGCGCGGGTACTGGAGCCAATAATTATACATGTCCCGAAGTCTGAGCAGACGCTGCTGAATGACTTCGGGAATGTTACGCTCTTTCATCTCGTCGACCGAGGCAAAGAGATTTTCTTTTGCAATATCAATTGTTGCGGGTAATGGCATAGTTATAAATCTTCATCGGAATCCATATCTCGGATATAAGAACCTACCAGCTGTACCGCCAGCGGACTACCGGCTTCGGCCAGTTCCAGCTCATTCTGCCGGATCTGCAAAGCTCTTTCGGCTTTCCCCTTACGGTAAGCAATACTGACCGGATGGGACTTGTCGGATATGATTTCTCGCAGACGGCGTTCATCTACGTCCATCAGAACAGCGATATCCGACACTGGAGTGAGCATCGTAGCAAGTTCCTTAATTCTGTTAATCTGTGTTGAAGTGAATTCCATTGAGGTGTAGGCTTCGGGTATTAATAATCTCTGAAAACTGGTCTCGCAAAGTGAGAAAGATGTCAGGCTGTGTCGTGATCATCGCACATTCTGTCCGGTTGCCTCGCGTCTGGTTCTGACTGGTAACGACTGTAACCATCCAGCGATCGTTCTCGATAAGCAATACCTTGGAATGGTTTTCCGTGAGGTACACGTCATCGAATACGGAAGACATAAAGGTATACAAGTTGACGGTCTTTCGAGCTGCCTTCAGGTCAGCAAGCAGAACGGAGTGAAGGATCATCTTCCGTTTGCGAAGCGAAAACAACCGGCGCAAGAACTCTTCGGATGTAGAAAAGGTGGATACATAGACCTTAGCCGGTCCGGTCTGTGACAGGATGTACTCAAGAACATCAAAAAGCTGAAGCCGGTTATCCAGGTATGCTTGTAACGGCACATCGGATAACGGCTTCAGTAATCGGTTTACATGTTTCATGCTTTCAACCCTAATTCACGTAAGGCATTCACCTGGTCTTCTCCTACGTTGTTTCCAGTAGAAATCAGGAAGTCGTATCTCTGCTGTACCTTAGCCAGCAGCTTCTCGTACTTTTCCTGATCTCCGGATTCTTTCAGCTCTGCCAGTTTCCTTTTGTTGTCTGACAGATAACCGCGGGCTGCACTGACTTTCTTTGCCACTTCAGCCGGATCGTCAGGAGATTCACCTTTTGTCTCTTCGGTACCCTGAGCATCCGGATTGAAATGGTCGTACTTGTCCATGTTATCCCGATATCTGGCATCCAGCTCTTCCAATTGCTTCAGGTATTCGTACCTGTCGCATGGAAGAGCATCCTTCATGGTTTTCAATGTTTCAAAAGTCTGCTTCAGGCGGAAGTAGATATCCTTATTGTCTTCCCAAAGCTGACGGATCTCTTCGGGCAATGAATCGTGATCCGCGCGTTTACCCTTTGCGATGGTAGCTTCTTGCGATGTGTCGTCATCGGAACTGATTTCAGGCTGGAAGGTGGCCAGCGTTTCCGCTACTGCCGGAACCAGCTCTTTATCCATCTTGACTACATCTTGAATCGTCTTGCGGTCCAGACGGATCGCCAGATATTTCTTCAGCTCATACTCAATCTTGCTCGCAAACTTCTGCGGATTGCGGGAAATATTCTGAAACAGAATGCGGTTTCGGGTCAGTTTGAGTACCATTTCCGCACCTTTCATCAGGTCACGCTTAGCCGGCTCCGTATTGAGCCAGCCTTGCATGTCTGTAGTTAACTGTTCATCTATATACATAACTGTATTCTCCTTTTAATTAGCCTCCCGGAAGGATGGTACTACCATCTGCTCCGGAAATTTCGCCATCTTCCGTTTCGATTTTACCCGTATAGAACGGTGACGGGCAAATATCTGTACATTGTGCCTCGAGAGTGGTGCCTGCGGTACCGGTATCTCCTTCTCCCGAAGTTTGAGAAATGGTAACTGAAGGATCAAAAGCTTCAGAGCCGAGTACACGGAACTTACCATTCTTCTGCTGGCACAGAAATATCAGCTCATCGACATTAGCCTGACGACAAAAGCCTGACGCTTCTTCGTCAGTACCAGCATGGACCAACGTGGCTTTATTCAGGAAGGTCTTAGATGGAACTTCACCCTGTGACTCTGCACTGATGGACGACTTCGTTGTCAGCAATTCAATGTACTGCCATTTCTTGTCGGCAGCCAAAACAAAGTCACCTTCGTAGGTTGCCAAAGCAGCCATACTCTCTGCCCCGTCAATCGCCGGAAGTGCCGGCCATTTTTTGATCCAACTTTTCGGGATAAAGTATACTTTACGTCTAATACCCGGTGTCGATGTCTGACCTGGACACCAGGAAAGGGACTCGTACATCCCTTTGCTTGTACAATCTACTGCCATAACTTAACCTCCTATTCCAGCGACAACCGGAGTTGAACCGTCGACGGTACCAACCAGCAGACGCTCTTTAGAAATTGATTCAAATTCTGTACCGAAGTACATTGTAGCGATGTAATCCAGTTTGAATGCATGATGCTTCTCAACGGTAATGTTCTCCGCATCGGCACCATTGCCAAAACCTACGAGCATATTGCTCTTGGTAGTCAGGTGGATGAACGGTGAACCTGCCTTATTCGCCAGCGGAACCAATTCGCAACGGCCATTGGAACCTTCGAGTACCGTTTTTTCAAAACTGGTGTTATAAGGTACATGCCCCACAGTCGCCTGGTAATCGTCTACATAATTATCGTACACTCCCTGAGGAATAAACAATTTAGTTTGCGTTTCACGCAAAACCGGATCAGCTGCACGGTAAAATGCTTTCAAGACATCTACGGCGTTATCTTTACTGATTGCTTCGATGGTGAACATATTACCCAAATCAGTAGAGATTTTAGCTGCGTCTTTTTCAGTTTTGGTAATGGTGTCAAAACCATTGAAAAGTTCTTTGGTCTTGGTTCCACTGTCGTTACGTTTCGCGTTCCAAATAGAAGCATTCAAGTTACCACCCATTTTCGCAGTCAGGAAAGCCAGCACCTGGCGGGCAATATCTACATTTTTCAAAGCCTCTCCTTTTGTAATCAGATTACCGTAAATGGTCTGCCATACAGAGTTAGGAGAAAACTTCTTTACTACACTACCGAGAAAGGTTTCTAATGTACGCGGATTGATAGATACTCCATCAGTATCTTCACGTCCTTCGTCATAAGGTCCCAGCTCAATATCGCCAGATAATTCGCCTACCACTTCTTTACCGCGAACACCCGGTCTTTGTGTCATGTGCTGTAAAGTTGTACCCAATGCCAGAACCGGCATCATCAGTAATTCTTTTCGATAACGAACAGCCGACTTGGCCAGCTGCTCATCCGTAATTTTTACGTATCCAGTTGTGTCTGCCATCTTATAACAAATCTTTTACGTCGTTAAACAATTCTTTAGCAGTGTTTAGTTTTGCAATGTCGTCATCCTCACCTTCATCACCATTGATGTGTGTGGTTTCCTCACCATCATTTTTTTGCAGGTTTTCATTCTGCTTCTTCAGATCGGAAATCTGATTGTCTTTATCAGAAGATTCCTGCTCCAGATGGGCGATGTGGTCATTGAGGGCCTTGACCTGATCTTCGGTAAGCATCACCTTACCATCTTTGTCAACTTCCACACCCTCTATTTTCAAGATGGAATTGACTTTCTGATAATCCTTTTTCATTTGTTTTGACTGATTAAGTGATTTATTTTGTGTCTGTGCAGCTTCCGGCTGATGTCCTTTTAAGAACTTATTGACGAAATTATTGAACCAGCTGGGAGCTGTATCAGCTTCCTGACTTTGTGTCCTATCTATGGCGGGCAATGCCGGCAGGTGGAACATGTTAAACTTTGTCTTCATCGAGTCGTCGAAGTTCAGTTTTGAGCCGTCTTCTACGATTTCGTCAATGAATCCGTATTCAAGTGCTTCCTGGGCAGTAAGCCAGCGTCCTTCTTTCAGGATTGGAAGAATGTCATCTACTTTTTTCTTGCACTTGTTGGCGTAGAGGTTGGCCAGTACCAAGTCCATCTTGTCATTCTCCAGCTTGTTAGCCTTCAGGTCGTCGATAAGCTGCTGAATCTGGTCGGCATTGTAGTTGCCCCAGGCATCCACCCAGTTTGACACCTTATGAATAAGATAGAATGCATATCTGGACATGCAGGTTTTCTTGGCACCGGTAGCCAGGATTGTAGCCGCGCTGGCTACGTATCCATACAGGTAGCAAGTCACGTTGCCGTGATCAAGAAACTGCTGCCGGATGTCGAGCGCATCGTCCACCGAGCCACCGAGGGACGATACACGCACATTGACAGGCTTGTTTTTCAAACCTGACATCTGGCTTCGGATATAGTTCTTTGAATATCCCCAAGGACCGATGTGTGAATCAATACTAATACTATAATCCATGTTGTCGAAAATTAGTCTACGCAATATTATACCTTATATATATTGCATAAAAAGACTCTAATCTAATATGGCAAGCATTGGAATAGGGGAGGTCAGGGTTACTGTGACGGTAACACCTGCCCGTCCACTGGCTGCGGACGGAAAAGTCTCTTCGTTTTGTATGACGGGGTAAGGTTTTTCGGATGAACCAATCAGGAACTGGGAGCCGGTGACGGTTGTTACCTTGAAGCAGAACTTTTTGGCACCAGGTAGCAGCTTCTTTGACCGGAACATGGTGAGTTTGGTGGTGAAAATGCGTTGTTTGTTCTCGATTTTGTCAGAAATTTCGACTGAACTCAGCCCGATGGTCGAAATTGGGCTGAATTGCTGGTAGACATTCAGCCATACTCCCCGGTCGGCTATGATGTCTGAATGCTGAAGGTGATAGGCCTCGATGCATTCTACTTTTCTAATGTTCTGAATCAGATGTACCATGATTTTTGTTATTGGATTATGTGTGTTCGGTGTTGTTTGGGTTTGTACAAAAACGGCCTACTCATCCGAGTGTTTTCTGGTTAAAGAACCTAAAAAGATACCTCTCCGGCTATAACTGGTCCTCATACGGTAGTATTTCTGTCTGACAGTCTCCGAATAGTCGTCATCGATGCCGTGCATTTCACACCAGGCAGCGATGGTCTTGTTCAGGCCGCAATCGCGCTTAGTCAGGTCGCTCATCTCATTCCAGAGGTTCGCCCGGAACAGGTCTTCGATGGTCTCCTTTACAGCTGCCTTGGCTTTTTTGCCCAGGTAGTTATAATATTGCGGCGGTTTGGCTTTGCTGTCGGGAATGACGATGGCTGTCAATTCGTCTTCTGCCATTTCCGGCTGAACTTCCGGTGGTCTTTTCCGGAGGAACCGGCGGATGACAGCATTCTCATTACTCTGCGGTGGAAATACCACCGGATTTCCCAGGCTATTGTGAAGCCATTGCTTTAAATAAGGCTCCAGTTTGATATAAAACACAATGTGGCTCATAATGAATTGATTATTTATTACAAATATAATATATATATAACTTTTTAGATAAATAAATTTGTCATTAATCTGCTCCAAAAGCAAAAAGTATATTTCCAGATATGACATACTTTTTGCCTTCTACGCCTTCTACACTTTCTACAGAAAATAAAATATACTGGTAATCAATAGTTTATAATTTTATAAGGCTTCTACAATTGTAGAAATTATGTAGAAAATGAAGTAATTTGTAGAAGGTTTTAACAAAAACAGCATTTTGTAGAATTTTGTAGAAGGTTTGTAGAATGTATGTAGAATATATAAATATCTCATTATTAACATTGTAGAAGGTGTAGAAAGTGTAGAAGCCTTTTTCACCCCGTGGGAAAAGGTAGAAACTGGTCTTGACATATACGAAAAATGCCCATACGGTAAACCGTACAGGCATCTCTCTACAATATTATTATTGGTACAATACATTACGAATCCTTTCATCTAATAATCCATAAAGATTACTGACTGAATATGCTTTCTCACAAAATGTCCTACCGGACTTGAACCAGACACGTGCCGAGAACAATTGGCCAGTATCTACTATCTTGATACGGCGTATATCCGGAAACGAGTCAAGAAAATAACGGCAAATCTTCTGCCTGACCTCTGAAGTAGTACTTGCCTTGCGATGGCGAGTACCTGTAGCCGGGTTATAAACTCTCAATGCATTGCTGTTGAATGAGCGAATATCCGTTTCGTGGACTGACGTTCCGTTGAAGCTGAGCATAGCTACATTGGGAATGAATGTATGATTGTTGAGCATAAATAAAAAAAGGTATCCGTGCCTGTCCCGTTGCTCAACAATCATACACTACAAATGCAGGTCTAATCTGTGGGCACATTAACGCTCCACACGGGGGTACACGGATACCAATATTTTAATGGTACTACCAAATATGCGGACATAAAAAACGCCTGCAAAGAATGCAAGCTTGTCCAGCCGCACTGTATTATATGTATAAAATTGTTGAGCACTGCAAATATGGTGATTTATTTTTGAATAGCAAAGAATAAACATAAAAAAAGAGCAAGCGTTTTACAACGATTGCCCTTTTAAACCTCTAAAACCGTTACTGATAACCAATATCAATCAAACAATTGCGGTTCGTTATAGCTGTTTCAACTGTTGCCCTGAGGTCAACAGTTGAGGACGTGAAGCCCTCAACTGAAAACAATGTTACTCCTCCGTATTTTCCTCGAATGTCATAACCAGCTGCCTATTGTTGGCCCGCCAATCGTCAATAGTGAACTTCATCACCTGATTCAATTCAGCTTTGGCTTCGTTCATCAACTTCTGCGCATCCTTGAAGCGGCGTTGGCATTCCTGGTATTCTTCCACCTTCCTTTCCATCATCTTTTGTTTTTCGGCAAGGAAAGTCTGTGGTTCTGTAAAGTGTCTGTACAGCGCACGGTAACATTCTTCTTTGTACTTCAGTACTGCTGGACGTGCTTCCTCATTCACTTTGGAAGTATCTATAGAAAATAGCCAGCCGAACACGTACATGTAGGGGATGCTATACATTTCGCGTTCTTTACCGTCGTTGGCAACCGCGTGTATCATACACGCAGTTGAACTAAGAATCTCATCCCGTTCGATGCGTTGTTTTTGTCCATTAGCATCTATCCCCAACGCCTCACATATCGGACGGATAGGTACCAACTGTTCATCACTTGTGGCAACAATATCCACATTATTTACTCTTGCAATAATTTTTGTTTCCATGATTCTTTAATATTAAAATATTCAATCTAAATCATCACTTGTAGTCTCATTACCTTCCACCTCTACCTCGAGGTTAATATTATAAGTATCCTTAATCATCTTGTAATCGAAACACAGGGCAATGTCCGGTGTCGAGGTCTTTTTGTAGGATATTCCTCCGGTGGGAGTCGTTTCTATTTTCTGAACTTCCACACCACGCTGTATGTTTTTGAACCGGACTGAGTTCTTTTTACCCATGTATTCCTTGGAGTTCTCCAGGTAGTACACCAGCGAGCCTTCCGGAAGAATTGAATCGCCAACTTGCTTGCCGAACTTTTTATACAGCATGAAGATGCGGTTCTTGCGCATCATCAGGATGGCCTTGGGTTCCTGGTACTGCTGTTCAATCTTTATCAGGTTACTTTTGAACTTATTGACATATTCTATACGGTAGTCACCTTCGATAAATATCTCACCATCCTGCTGCAGATAAGATACCACATTCCAAAAGTTGGCCAGTTCATTGTTGCTCTTGCATTCAGCATTCTGCAGCAGAATACCATCTACTGTCACCTGCCGGATATCCGGATAAGAAAACGGAATATCCAGCACCCCCTCGAGCGTACGAAATGCGGCCAGCGGTATGATCCAGTTACGAAGGATTCGATCTTCCACCTTTTCGGCTCCGAGAGCTTCTAATACGTCGGACAGACAGGTATGATAGTTGCTGATGAACTGCTGTTCCATCCGCGCCCGGTGGCGAAGTATCTGGAGCGTCAAGTGAGTGAGTCCCCGTTTACGAATCTCTACCAGTTCGTTGTATCGGCGTTTCTCTTCCTCTGTGAACTCCGATTTGGCAAAGGTAAGAAATATCAGACGGCTGAACAGAGCGATGTCGGCGGTTGCCATCTCCTGACCGGAAAGAATTACTCCGGAGTCTACGGCAGTTATCTCACGCTTTTTGTCACGATCCATGTTCATGCGTGACCGACCGGCACCGTCCCAAAGCCCTTTGAGGTATTCGCGTTTATCGATATCAATATTATTCTTGAACTCGTCAATATGTACCAGGGCATTGGCACACTGTGCCACCAGGTCGGCCAACGCCGGTATGGTAGCATTCTGGATATTGGGAGGAATGTTCTCGATAATGAACAATGCCATCAGACTGTGTCCGAGTTCAGACTTACCGGAACCTTTGGGACCAAACAAGTTTAATATGGGAAAGCTCTTGGTATATCCAGTGATAATGTCACGAAACAAAGTAGCCAGCAGAAAACAGATTCCTACCTTGGCATTGTCACCGAATACCCCGACCAGTTTGGAAAAGTATTCCTTCAGACTTATGGAAGAATAATTAAGGTGAACGAACCTACGTTCGAACTGGAACAACTTGTCGTCATCACGATAGATCAGACTACTTGCAGGAAGATAGAAGTTGCCTTTCTCACCCAACCGCACAATACCATATTCATCAGCCGGATGCCATTCCGTATCAAAAACTCCGTTGCCAAACGCATAGAATCCTTTACGCTGCCATCCCAACTGGGTGATTTCAGTAGCCGTTTCAGTCTGTTCATAAAGATACATCTTCAGGCGTGTCATTTCTTTTTCACTGGCCAGCCAGATATAATTGCCCAATCCCTCAACCTTCTGCTTGAACTTGGAGAGGGATACCAGGTCTTCCTGCTTCATTTCCACAATTTCTTCCTGACGGTTCTGGTTCTTGATACGATACAAACGTTTAGGCATCAAGGAGTCTTTGATATGGAACATCGGTAGCATGATGAAGTTAGACCACTGGAACTCCTTGCCGTCGTTAGTGGAATAATAGCAGTTGTTGGATTCAAAGAAACCGTATTTTGCCAGCAGATCCCGATTGATGACTTGCGATTTACCGGCTTTGGATTCATTGATCTTCTTTTTCTCCCGGTTGATGGCCATCGACCAAAGATTCTTGTTATTGTATGTATCTCTCAGTTTAGCCAGGTACATAGCCTCTTTGACCTCGTCGCCGACCATTGCAACAAGTTTGGCAATCTGGCTGACTGCCGCGCTTTTATCTTCAGTCGTACCATCTTTGTTGAACGCATATCCGGCATACCAGGTAATGAAGTCTTGTTCTTCCAACTGGTTGAAACGGCTGATGTTCGTACAATACGAATCCGGATCATTCTTCAGGTTGCCTTCACCCAGTGGTATTTCACGCACTGAAACGGAGAAACCACACTCCATAGCCAGCACACCGCTTTTTATCACAGCTGCAATGCCGGTACCGTATGGAGCATCTACTGGTTTTGGGTCAGCGTCCGGAAGAAAACACAGCGTTGTAGCGTATCTCTTCAATTGTTCAAACTGCCCTTTAGTCCAGGCAGAACCCAGCGAGGCGATGGTATTGTTGACTCCAATGGATTGCAGGCGCATGACATCGGGTGCACCCTCTACACAATAGAATTTCTCTTCTTTGGCTGCCTGACGGATGGCATTATCTATACCGAAAATACTGCTTCCTTTGTGATACAAATCACTTTCACAGGAATTCAGATATTTCGGTGTACCATCCACTTCGCTCATGTCGCGGGCCGTCCATCCGATAATATTCCGGAAGCGATCACGGATTGGGATCATAATACGGTCACGGTAGAAATCATAGTATCCCCCGTTTTTCTTCTTACGGATCAGTCCCATTTCTTCCATCAATTCCAATGACAATCCCTTGGATGCTGCCATCTCTGATAACTGGGACCAGTCTGCCAGAGCATATCCGATACCCATTTCTACCGGAAATGAATCACCCCAGCGCTGTCGGATCTTGGCACGTGCTGCGTCTGCTTCCGGACGGGACAGGTTCTGAAGGAATACTTCGGCTGCAAACTGATTGATGATCTGCATGGATTCGCGTTTCTTCTGACGACGTATTTCGTCGGCTGAAGGCTTCTCCTGTTCATCGTCGATATGTATTCCGTATTTATCGGCCAGCCAGAAACAAGCTTCACGAAAATTCATGTGATTGTACTTCTGTACGAACTTGATGACGTTACCACCTTCTTTGCAGGCACCAAAGCAATACCATGTACCCCGTCCAGGTTCCACCATGAAAGAAGGAGTATCTTCTGTATGAAACGGACAACAAGCCTTATACCTGGCACCCGCACGCTTGAGCTCCACAAAACCGGATATCACGTCTACAATGTCCGCACGGTCGAGAATTTTTTCAATATCACTATTCGATATCATGTCTTTGAGTGTTTAGATACGTCGAATATCGATGATTTGTCGTGTAAATAAAAACTGAGTACTACTTGGATAATGGGATGTCATACTGGCGCAACCGAGAGTTGCTGTTTATGGCATAACAACGGCCGAAACCATCCCATCGCACTCTTCTGTGCCATGTAACATTCTGTTTTACCCCATTTACAAGTACCCGTTTCAGTTCCGGTACCGCACCGATAATTTTGCGGATCTCCTGAGATTTATCCGTATAAAAAACGTGTTCGAAGGTATAACCGGGATTAAAGTTTTCCCATTCATGCATTTTATGTAGTTTGTTCATAATCCATCTTCGATTTCTGTTGTTCTCCAATTCATTTCACTAGACATATAGTCCAAAATAAAAATCTGCTCATTCTGAGAATAAGACTTCAGGTTTTCATAGATAAAGGCAAGTTCTGCTTTGGCAATTTCCATTAATGCTTCACCATGAGGTGAGAGATATCCAATGCCAGCTATTTTAGCTTGTATTTCCGGATTACGGTTTTTGTCACTTAAATTGTCCATAACTATCAAAATCTGTGTAACACAAAGAAATTAGAACTTTATTGATGAAAAGCTCTCAATAAAAATCACGAACTTCGTCAAGACTATCGGTATCTATTCGACAACGTATAATGAGGTGCGTATTGTCCAATCGTACAATAACCCTCCAAACTCTATATCTATGCTTTCTCATATATTTAATCGGGTAATTTTATCATATCCAGTTTCACACACAACCATACGTTTTGTTATACCAGGAAGCAATTTCCCGAGTATTATCTAATCTGAGTTTGAACTTAATTTGCTGTATCAAGTTGTGTACGGTATTGATGGAAATATATAGCAAATCGGCAATCTCCTGATTGCTGTATCCTTCAGCCAATAGCTCAGCTACCTCTAACTGTCTGCCTTTGATGACAGAACTGCGCTGTGGCAAACAAATAATGCCCTCGTACCGGCAATCTCCGCTACCTCTCAGTGGACAATGAACCTGTTCTATGTTCACGTTGCCATGCCGGTCTAAATCCCATTTGAGCGTATCCGATTCACCGCAGTTGCAGCGTAGAAAACGACTCGCCATCAGAAAATGATAATATCGCTTATTCTGCTGAGAACGGATATAGCATTGCTCCAGGGCTTTGTATGCATCTGCATAACAATCATGCACGGTAGTCAGTACTTCTTCGATAATATCCACAGTTTTTTCGGACAATGTATAAGACTGGTTATCCTTCCAATATCCAACCTTACCTGAAGGAGTATTATAAAATTCAATCGGTGTCTGCATGTTTATCCTCCTTGATGATTCTTTCAATGGCTCCGCGCTCCAGTTTAGACCAGCTTCCTTTACGCATCTTTGTCATAAAGGTGGGATAAGAGAATCCACATGTTTCAATAACCTTTTTAATGAACTCGGATTTCTGCTTAATCTCGAGTGATGAATAATAGTCAGATATAACCATATTCAAGTTTCGCAAGTTCAACTTGCAGCTTTTAATCTATAAATGTCGCAAATATGTTTCATATCTTCCTCCCTGTTGATGATAGCCTGATAGATATCTTCATCAGTCAATCCGAAGAG